CGAGAAGAGCATCCGTAACCTTCACTCAACTGGTAAGTGTAGAGTTACTCTGACCGTAAACGATAATGTTGTTATCGAGCGAACCAAGAAACCTCCGCGTCTTCTGGTAACTGTAGACGGTAAGAGTTGTACGAAGGAGAGTATCACCGAGACGCAGAAGTATCTTGAGACTTTCCTAAACACAAACCAGTCGGTATTCCTAGCTTCAATTATCTTCGGCCAAGGGAACGCTACTAACTTCCTCACCGCCAGCCCAGAAGAGAAGCGTACAATCATTCAGAACTTTCTTTCTGTATCTGAGTTGTTTGCGAACCGCAACAAGATTAAGGCTCTTAAGTCTCATCACAACAATGCGAAGAAGGTGTGTAGCACTCTACTGGACGAGTCCAATACAAAGCTCACTGCTCTGAATAAGAGAAGTAAGGAGCTTGTAAAGCTATGCAAGGAGGCAGACTCGTTCCTGTCTTCGGATAAGGCTAAGTTCGTAAGGAACCACACCGTCTCTGAGATTCAAGAGATGGAGCGTCGATTCCATGAGCTTGACCTAGAAAGAGTACAGCAGGAGCGAAGGCTTGCTGAAGAGCATGGTATTCTTGGACGCGCAAAGAACCGCGTATCCAAACTAAAGGATGCTACCTGCGAGCATTGTGGTAAGGTGTCTGAGCAGTCTTACCAGATGATTCAAGACGATAAGCAGGTAATTAGAAACTGTGAAGCAAGCATTGCTGAAATAACTTCTAACCTAGCTAGTCTGGAGTCCTCTCTAGAGAGTTGTCGTGTTCCCATCAGCCTACAGGACTACGAGCTAATTGAAAAGGTGAAGACCTTTGAAGCCGAGCTTAAGGTTGTAGAGAAGCAGATTGAAAGCCAAAAGAGTATTTGTGAGCAGCGGCTTACAGAGATGAACACAGCTACTAAAGGCTACGACCTCATGCGGTTCTGGGAGACTGCTTTCTCTGAGCAAGGTCTGGTCAAGTATGTGATTCGTAACATCCTGTCCTTCTTCAACGACAGGTCCAACTACTACCTAGGCTTCCTCACTAATGGTAACTTTGCAATCGAGTTCGATGACTCGTTGCAAGAGTACATTACCAACAGAGGAAAGATTGCATATTTCGATACCATGTCTGGCGGCGAGAAGAAGAAACTTTCTCTCAGCGTCATGCTTGCGCTCAATGACCTTCTTCTGCTTACGGGCAAGGACAGGTCCAATGTTGTGTTCTTTGATGAGATTGCAGACTCACTAGATGAAGAAGGAATTCGTGGTCTTTATGAGTTGATTGTAACTATTACACAATCAAAGAGATTGTTTATCATTACTCACAACGACTACCTGAGTTCTCTTATCGAGGACTGGGCGGATGTACTTAAAGTAGAAAAGAAAGACTATATTACTACAGTAGAGAAAGTGTAATGCCTGTATACCATCACATGTGTAAGGACTGCGGTCCTATTATTATCGAGACTGAAACCATCTCAGAGTATATGGAATTTGAAGAGGAGTACGGAACTACAGACAAAGGAGATACTCGCGTACCTTGTCCTGAATGTGATGGCTGGGCTGTTAGAGATTACGCTCAAGGCGTGGCGGCTCCCATTGTGAAGGGAGGTCACAGGTACACTACGGCATCCTACAGAGCAGGCGCAGAAGAAGAGTGGATTCGAAACGAAGTATCCAATAGCAAGAGAATCAATAATCGAGGGACTGCGGGCGATAAGCGACCCTACTCGAACTATTATATCAAGGACCCCGAGTCGATGGGGTTCCGCAAAGCAGACGACAAGGCTGCGAAAGCGAGTGCCGATGCGGCACGCAAGACGCTAGGTCAATTTCACGAAAAAGTAGAAAACGCCCGCAAGAAATGATTCCCCTTAAGATTCTAAATCTATCATCAAACCCTAACCCCCAGTTCCACAGCCCTGGCGCTGCGGGTATTGATTTAGCAGCAAACGAGACTGTGCATATCAAGCCTGGGACTTGCGCCCTGGTTCCTACGGGTATCCGAGTGATTATTCCCGAGCAGCACGAAGGGCAGCTAAGACTCCGTAGCTCAATGTACAAGAGAGGCGTGGTTATGCCAAATGCTCCAGGAACTATCGACAGCGATTACCGAGGCGAGATTTTTGTTCCCGTGCGTAATGTTCTCCCATGGGACCACATCACCTTCGAGAAAGGTGAGCGTATCGCACAACTGGTAGTTCACGAACTGCCTAAGGTTGACCTAGTGTATGTAAACTCTGCTGAATACTCATGTTACGACGATACCTTCCGCAGTGAAGGAGCGTTCGGAAGTACTAACAATTCTGACGGCCTGACCCTATAATAACCTGTGGCTTACAAGTTCCAAGAATCAATCCAACGGGGCATTCTGTATCTCGCCAAGAGCGATGAGCAGTTTCTTCTTCAAACCCTTCCCATGGTCAAGGAGAACTACTTTGAGTTCCCTTCACACCAGAAGCTCTACTCTAAGCTGGTAGAGTTCTTTCTTCACTACAAGAAGCTACCTACCGACGACCAGCTTCTTGAGGAGATTAAGAAAGACCTTAAGCAGAATGAGTTGTTCAGCGACTATCGCGACGAGCTTACTGCTGTAAACGACCTGGACGAGAAGGCTATCGACAACCAAGAGTATTACCTAGACTTGGTTGAGGAGTTTGCTAAGGAGCAAGCCATCAAGGATGCCATCCTCAAGTCTGTAGACCATCTCAAGAAGAAGAACTTCGATGCTATCGAGACTGAGGTTCGCGATGCGTTTGCGGTAAACCGTAATGTTGACCTGGGCACAGACTACTTCTCAGGTATCAAGGAGCGGTGGGACCGTCTAAACAGCGCCACTCTTGTACCTAAGTTCCGCACTCCTTTCGAGACTCTTAATGAGGCACTCGAAGGCGGTCTTGCTCACAAGGAGATGGCTATGGTTGTTGCGCCTCCTGGCGTTGGCAAGTCTTTGTTCCTTGCGAACCAAGCTGCACGCTCTGTGCTTGACGGTTACAATGTACTGTATGTCTCTCTTGAGATGGCCGAGGACCGTGTTGCTCAACGCCTAGATAGTATCTTCACACGCATTCAGCAGCGTGAGCTATCCAATCGTGTAGACGATATCGAGAAGCGGCTAGACATCATCAACAAACAATGGAAAGACCGAGGTCGGCTTGTGGTCAAGGAGTTTCCGACCAAGCGTCTTTCCGTTACTGGTCTTCGTGCTTTCCTAAATCAGATAAAAAACTATGAAGATTTTGAGCCCGATGTGCTAATCATTGATTACCTTGAACTCATGAAAACCGACAAGGAGATGGCTGAGTATCAGGGTCAGGAGCGTCTGGCACAGGAATTGCGTGGTGTAGCGAGCGAGTACGAGTGTCTTGTTTGGACCGCTACACAAACGAACCGCGAAGGTAAGAAGGTAAATATTATTACAGACGCGGAGCTTGCAGACTCCTACGGTAAGATTCGTGTCTGCGACCTAGTGTTCTCTATTAATCAGACCGAGCAGGAGTTCGATAGCGGTTCAGCTAGACTGTACTTGATGAAGTCTCGTAATGGCCGCGCTCGATTCATTGTTCCTATCGGCATTGATTATTCGAGGCTGGTCGTCAGCCAATCGAAAACCAATGACTCCTAAAGTAATTCATGACCATCCCGACGAACTGAATGTCGGACACAAGAAGTATAAGATTGTCCAGAAGTCCCTGGCTAAGGACAGCCTGTACGGCTGTGTCGAATTCGAAAAAAATCTAATCACAGTAGACCCAAACCAATCAGTAGAAGATTACAGGTCCACACTGCTGCATGAGATAATTCATGTAGGTATGGATATGTTCGGGCTAGGGGACGATGACGATATGCCTACCATAGGTAACGAGTTCCTTACTACCGTCACATCGAATATGATTGTGCTTTTGGTTTCACTAAACCCAGAACTATTTTCTTTTATATTTAGTAATGAATGACATCCTTGAAACCTACAACAACCTAGAGCAGACCTACCTCGAAATCACCAAACGATACCTACGCATTGACGAGTCTTCTGTAGAGAAGGCTTTGTTCCAACATACTGGAGTCTATGCATTCTTTGGTGCGGTAATCGCTCACGCTAAACTCAAGATGGACGAAGCGTCTACAACGCTGGAACGAGAGGAGGCAAGTGTGCGTGAAGAGCGCCGTGCTGAACTTCTGAGTTCTGGCAAGAAGGCTACTGACCGCGCTCTTGACGCTTATGTAAAGACTGTAAGTTCTGTACAGGCTTGTGAAAACAAGCTTCGTGAATGCGCTCACAGGTATCACCTAGCCAAAAACATTATGAACTCGCTTGACCATCAGAAGGACATGCTGGTTCAAATCTCTGCGAACAAGCGAGCAGAAACAAAACTAATTGGAGATAACTTCTCCTGACGAACTATAATACATGGCAGGCACAGGTCTGCACTAACCGATACTAACAGAAAACTAACTATGGTAAACCTAGACGAACTAAAGAAGAAGTACGAGCAAATCCAAAGGGCACAATCAGGAGGCGGCGGCAACAGCGACGATTTCCTGAAGAAGTTCTTCATGATGGACGAGGGTACTTCTATCATTCGGGTCCTTCCTTCTCCCGAAGGAACCGAGCAGGAGTTTTACGCAGAGACTGCGATTCACCGAATCAACGACAAGAACTACCACTGTCCTCGCGTGAAGGGTCACGACTGCCCTATTTGCGACCTATACTACAAGCTGTGGAAGGTTGAGGGTCCGATGAAGGACGAGGCACAAGACCTCGCCCGTCAAATCAAGCCCCGCAAGCGTTACTACATGAATGTGGTTGACCGTCGTGATGAGAGCGTAAAGATTCTTTCGATGGGCATGAAGCTCTTCGGTAAGATTCTCGATTGCTTCTTTGACGAAGACTATGGCGACATCACCGACCTTCAAGAGGGTTGGGACTTCAAGGTCGTAAAGGATACTCAAGGCCAGTGGCCTAGCTACGACAAGTCCGCTCCTAAGCCCAAGCAGTCCGCTGCTGGCTCTGGAAAGCAAATCGCTGAGTGGATGGACGAGCTTCACGATATTCATGGCCTCGTTAAGCTTCCTGAGTACGATGAACTTAAGAAGCTTGCCCTTGAGATGGAGTCTATCGTAATGGACCGTCCCACCCCTCAAACCTTCTCCGCAGACGAAAGCTCTGATGAGGATGGCGATGACTACATCGCCCACCTAAAAAATCTTAAAAACGACTGATGACAGAAAGCAAAGACAAGCTGAAGATTCTTGCTTGTCCTGCGAATGAGGGAGGATGTGCGTATTATCGTATCATCCTCCCTTCTAATAAATTGCAGGAACTACACCCTGATGAGGTAGAGATTCGCATCGACATGAACCCCCTTGGCTGGGACAAGGAGGAGATGCAGCGACAGCAGAAATCAGGTATCGTACACAAGGACTGGACCCCAGAAAACCTGGAGTGGGCCGACATCGTATGGACTCAGAACATCCATAACTTTGGTGGACCTTACACCGCAGAGCTAATGCGTAAAGCTGCGGAGATGGGAAAGCTAACTCACTACGATAACGATGACCTTCTTACTGATTTGTACACAGGTCACCGACTGTACAGTGCCTACAAGGAGAACGGGCTAGAGCAGGTTGCCAAGCATATCTACTCGTTCGTAGATATTGTAAGTGTTACTCAGCGTAAGTTCGCAGAGCGTATCGCACCTTACTGTAGTCGGGCTCTTGTAATTATCAAGAACGCCATCGACTACGACCTACCCGCATGGAACCAGCCTAAGCTACCTGCGCCTCGCAAGGGTCGTACATGCCGTGTAGGCTGGGTAGGAGGCATTCACCATGAGGAGGATGTGAAGGAGTTCCCTGGCGTTGCGATGGCTGTAAACGCCCGTGTAGGCCCGGAGAATGTACATTGGGGCTGGTACGGCAGACCTCCCATGCCGATGAAGGATGGCAAGCCTGACCCCGACTGGCAACAAGATGTTTGGAAGAACTATGAGAGATTCCTTAGTAGAGGTATTCGTCACCGTAACTTCAATGTTTACCAAGCACTTCCAGCAGCAGACTATGGAAGGATGTATACTAATATTGATGTAGCGATTGCTCCTCTACAGTTCAATAACTTCAACGACTCTAAGTCTGAGATTAAGGTTGCTGAGTGCGGTCGATATGGTGTACCCCTGATTGCTACGGATTGTGGCTGCTATGACGAGACAATCATCAACGGCCAGACGGGCTACCTTATTCCAAAGGACAACCCTAAAGGCGAGTGGGTACGCACACTTACAAAGGTAATCAAAGATAGGAAGCACCGCGAAGAAATGGGAGAGAACCTGAGAAAGATTACCGACGAGCACTTTAACATTAACAAGAATGTAAAAGGCCGGATTGAGCTTTACCGCGAAATCATGCAGGCTAAGAACGCGAACAAAACAAGTGATTGAGCTTAAGATAGCTTATGAGACGCCAAAGGTAACTTGTCTTTGTGCAACAAAAGGTAGGTACGAACTACTTCGTTCTGCTGTATCTTATTTTATATTGCAAGACTATCCAAACAAAGAGTTGATTATTTTTAATAATCATGAAGTTGATATAAAACTATCAGACTTTGTAAAAAAACAAGGCAACATTCATGTTGTAAATGCAGGAGAGTTTAGTTCTATTTCGGATGTATACAATACGGCACTTACTTATGTGGATAGCTTTGGGGAGCAGACCTCTGAATTTATTGCTATATGGGATGATGATGATATTTATCTTCCGTGGCATTTATCTACTGGCATAGCGAAGCTGCGTGAGACTTCTAAAATGGCGTGGGGACCTAAATATCAATTTTTTGTGGCAGGCGACTCCCTAGATATTGTTACAAACTATTGCGAAGGTCGTTTAATTGTTAATTATGAGTTTCTAAAATCTGTAGGTTTTGGCACTACGGAAGGAGTCTCTAAAAATCACCCCCACCCAAAATGGATGAGAGAAGTTGACCTTAACGGAGGCTTTGCCGAAAGCGACTGCGATGAAAATAGTTATGCGTATTATTGGGGACATCCTCTCCGATATATGCCTTATACTCATCAAAGCAATGTGCAAACAGTAACAAAATGCAACGACACAGGTGACGCGCCCCTTCACCCAGGACCCACCTTTTATTGGTATATAAAAGAAAACTTGAACAAAAAATCTTTAGAGTTAACATACACCGCGAATGAGAAAAAACAGTTCTGTGAAAAACTTGATTCTTATGAATGGCAACAGTTTGAGGAACCTATGAAGTTAAAGAATCCAAAACTTACCTTGATTTTTGCAGGTCACGATGTTTACACTCCTTGGACCGAGATGGCTATTGACCATTTTAAAAATCTTCCATACCCTAAATACCATCTTTCCCATACTATTCCTGTAAAGAATCCAGAGGCTCTTAATATACTTACTCCTTACCATTTGGAGAAAGGTGTGGATGACGGCTTCAATTACCTCGGAAAAGATTTATTCCTGGATAGGATGATTGAGTGTTTGTCTATGGTACACACAAAATATGTGTGGTATATTATGCCAGACCACTTGTATACAAAACTCCCATCGTTCGTTCGTATTCAGAATGAGTATTTAGAGTGCATGGATTATTGGAGTCTTGACCAGTTAAAGGTACATCCGCTTGCCGCATATGGCGACGGGGAAAAAGAGGCTCAAGTTATTCACGATAGAAATGGAGTTGTAATTAAATATTCTGGCGGCGCACATTACCCAGTGTCTCATCACGGTACAATTTATAAAACATCCTGGCTCATTGAATCCTTGAAGGAGGTTAAGGCTGCTGGTGGATGGTCTAACCAAGACCACGAACTTCATTATTGGATTGGTTATGGTCGCGAACGCGGAGTGGATAAACTTAAATATACAAATGAAGACAACAATCCTTTTAGAGTTGCTGAAGTAGTTAATAGTGAGATTGAGCTTTATAGCACAATCAAACTGGGCAAGCTAAACGGTGCTGGTGTAGACTACTTGCAAAATAAATGTACACACCCTAACCGTGCCTTGTATGAATCCTTGAAAGAAGGGGACGAAGTTTTTTTGAAAGACTATAATAAGGCATGAGTTTCTTAGGTGATATCTGTAAGCGTCTTGACGGCGCAAATCTTCTCTCGGAAGAAGACCAAGTGTACGGCTTTGTAGATTCAGGGTCCTACGCACTTAACAAAGTACTCTCTGGAAGGTACGACGGTGGGTATCCCATCGGCTCTATCACAGAGATTTTTGGTGAGAGTAGCACGGCCAAGACTGTGTTCCTCACGCACGCCTTTGTTGGCGCACAGAAGCAAGGGTACTACACCGTTATGATTGATAACGAACATGCGTACTCCCCTAGCTTCGCTAGAACTCTTGGCGTAGACCCAGAGAAGTTAATCTATCTCATGCCAGAGTCTATGGAGGACTGCTTCCTCGCTATTGAAAATGCAATCAAAGCAATTAGAGAAAAAGATAAGGACACCCCCATCATCATTGGTTACGACTCCATTGGTGTATCCCCGACCAAGAAAGAGATGGATGACGATTTCGGAAAGAACTCCGAGATGGCAGGTGCCCTTCGTGCCAAAGTGGCTGGTCAATGCCTTCGAAGGATTAACTCGCTTCTTCGCAAAGAGAAGGCTGCCCTTCTGATTATCAATCAGGTTCGTAGTAAGGTGGGTGTAATGTTCGGTGACCCTCGCACCAAGGCAGGAGGCGGTAAGGCACTTCTGTACTACTGCGGTGTATCCATCGAAACCTCTTCTAACAAGAGCGACATCATCTACGACGATATCAAGAACCCTCTTGGCATCAAGGGCAACATCAAGTGCGTAAAGAACAAGGTTACTGTTCCGTACCAGGACTGTGAGTTCAAGCTTCTATACGATAAGGGACTTGAAAGAGATTACGGACTGACCACATATGCGTTCAAAAAAGGACAGGTTACATCGCCTGCTAAAGGTTGGTACTCTCTAGACGGAGAGAACAAGCATCGCGCTTCTGACCTAAATTCTCTGATTGCTGAGAAGATTGCAAACCAAGAGTTAGAGTGATTAACTGATTCCTGTAACGGGGTCCCTCGACTATAATAGAGTGTCGGGAGGACCCCAAGATGTTAGACCTAGTAGCAACAGCCTATGTGTGGTGCATTCTTCATATACACTACATTCTGCTAATCCTGCCAGTGTTCCTGGTTGCAAACGGAATCTATCTTTACAGGTCTATCCTCCCGAACAAATCCCCGATAGCTCAATCGGTAGAGCATTCGGCTGTTAACCGAAGTGTTGTAGGTTCGAGTCCTACTCGGGGAGCCACTAAGCCTTCAAAACCAGTGGTGGATTCGTATGGCGACGAATTTAAACTACCAGCCAACCCTTTCGAGGACTAAATAAGAAGGAGGTATGTATCATGGTTAATCTATTTCACGGGTGGAACCTCGACCTTGTAGTCGAAAAGAAGAAGTCTGGCTTCAAGGAAAAGGACAAGGAGGGTAAGAAAGCTGCTTTCGACCCTCGCAAGACCCGTATCCCCTCCTTCGATACAATCGCTGACGCTCTGAGTAAAACTAGTTACGGTCAAATCTTTACCACTCCCAAGTCCAACAACATCTATGTTATCACCAGGGGAACCTGGGGAGAGAAGTCCAAGGACAAGGTAGTAAAGAGCTTCCCTGCTGGTACTCCTTACACTGAAATCAAAGCCTACTCTGAAAGAACCAAGAGTAAGCACGGTGGTAAGGCTGTAAAGAAAGGCGAGAAAGGTCGCGAAGAGGCTGGTTACGCTACTAAAGGAAAGAAGGACAAGACAAAAAACTTTAAGCCTGTAGACTGATATGGTACGAAACTATGTTCCTAAGAAGAGCTTTTTTGAGCCTACTCGAATCCATAAGATTGCAAAGGATGTTCTATCCGACTGTAAGGAGGACCGTCTCCGCGCGTTGGAGACATTCGAGTATTTTAAGGACTTGGTATCAGTTAACCCAGAAGACGACAAGGCTAAAGCTGAGATGATTCATGCTCTAGGACTTTCACAGGACGCCAACGATAAGATTGTGAAAGTTCTAGACATGATGATTAAAATGACCCAAGCTGAGAAGAAGCTTGAGGTGTCCACAAAACCTAGTACCGAATCATTCTCTTTTGAGGACCTAAGAAAGAATGGCTAAGACCGAAGCATATGTAATTTACAACTCTCATCTGGACGAGTTTATCAAGATTAAGAAGTTCGATGAGCTAGAGCTTACAGCACTTATCGCAGACCTGGGTATCTTTATCAGCAAGCCTGGGCTCAAGATTTCAGCGTATGTGCGTAAGGTCATTTCGCTCTGTGTTCTAGACCACCAGAAGTACGACCTGGAGGAGTGTCTGGAGTCTCTGTTCGAATGCGTGATGGACGCTTACCCCGTTCTCCAGATTGATTTTGTTTGTCGCGCACTCAATGACCTTTCCGACGAAGAAGGTACGCCTAAGAAGAGCGAGGTTCGCGTAGAGACTCTCAGCGGCATTGAAAAGGTATCCAAGAGAATTCAGAGCCGTCTTGTAG